GCTTGAGCATCTATAGAACCAGAATCATCACTTTCAAGGTATTTCAAAAATTTTATATTTTTTTTATCTCTTGATAATTCTAAAATCATTTCACCAAATCGTTTACCATTTTTAGGGTCAAATACAGGATTTCTACCTTTAAAATTTATAGGTATGTTTGGAATAAGACCTGTAAGTTTGTTGTAAGCATTTGTATCTAAATTAATACCATTTCCTTCATTGTCAAATGGTATGACATCACTAGGAGGCACTACTTTAAATTGTATTCGATTTAAATATTCATCTATAGGATTATCTTTTTCTTTTCTATATTTAAAAGGATTGAAGTAATTACCAAAGAAAGCACCTTCTGGGTACTCTGCAATTTTGCCTGTTGTTAAGCTTCTTATGGGTTCAATATCTGCACTAAAGCCTGATGTAACATCTTGTCGATTTCTCATTATCATCAAACCAATAGTATCTATAAATTGAAAAGGATTATTAGATTGTTTTAAACTACCAAAGTCGTTACCTTCATACTCTCCTATATCTTCTGTTCTTTCTTCTTGTGGAAATAAATCACCTTTTCTAAACTTTGTTTTTCTTTTAGGAAATCTACCTTTAAATGTTTTTTTTGTTAATTCGTCATACCATTCTTCACCTCTAGCTCTAGTAATACTTCTTTGTAAAGAAGCAGGGTAATTACGAATGTTTGTATAGTAGTTAACTGGTACTTGATAAAACCTTCTTAAGGCACTTACATCACTTGTAAGATCAATCATTTGTGCAATATTTTGAATCATATATTTATTATTTAAGTTTCTTGAAAGTAAAGCTATAAGAGCATGAGCAGAATTTTCATAATCTTCATCTTCTTCAAAATCTCTAATATATGCCATATCACCTGCAATCATAAGTAAAGAAGCTATTGGCTCCATTCGAGATAAAAGGTCTATATATTCATAGTTTGGTTGTCCATTATCTCCTCTGATTATGTTGCCATCTTTATCTTTTTGTAAAACTCTAAAACTGTAAGGTAATTCATCAGTTCTTTTTTCTCCTTCTCTCAGCCATCTATTATGATGTCCTCCACCAACAAGAGCTAGTTCTGCTTCTGGGTTATCTTTTGCTGCTGCTAAAGCTATAAAATAAGCCCATATCATAGCACCAGTAGCAGCTTCGCCATTAGCTCTATAAGCAGTAGCTAAATCTTCACTTAATAAATTATCATTATGTTCTTTCAATATTCTTCCTAATGTTGCATTATATTCTGGTGGCATACCTTTAAATATGGTATCAAAATCTGGCAAGCCTGTTCTTCTTAGCACTTGCTTACCTATATTTACAGGTGTCGTAACAAAAGGAACTATTGGTTTTAAAGGAGAAGATTTAAGAATTTCTGCAAGTTTTTTTGTTTGTGTTGACCCTCTACCTGTAAGACCAAAACCTTTACCTAATTCAGTTGTAAATGTTCTATCTGCTGAATAATCTAAAGCTCTTGTGTATGAGTCTAAAATATTTTCATTTGGTACAAAATCAGGAAAAGCAGTATCTTGTCCTTTAGTAAAACTTTTTGTATTGACAATATCTATAATTTCATCAAAATTACTATTTACATAAATACTAAAACTTTTTCCTGTAAGACCTTTTTCTGTTGCTTGTTGTGCAAGCTCTCCCATCAAATGTGAACGAAATGCAGTTTGTTTTATAAATTCGTCACCTGCCATCATAAAACGAGAAGGTAATCTAACTCCATGACCAAGAAAGTTTATAGATTTTGCGTAAAAACTATCGCCCATCATTCTAATTGCATATCTTTCGTAAGCATCTTGTCCAAACATTCTTCTTTCATCAAGAATATTTTTATCAAGCCATAGTGCTTTACCTGCTGCACTTATATTATCTTTAAATGTTGTAAACATAGTTGCAAGCTCTCTAATTGCTCTTTTTTTCATTGTTATATCATCAAGCGGACTACCTGTAAAAAGATCAACTGGACCAAGAGAAACATTAAATAAAGAACCAATAATATTAATAATTTGCGTTTCTGGTGCAGATAATAAACTATTTATAAATATTTCATTACTAATCCTTAATCCTTTAGTTGCTACATCTCCAAAACTCATACCCTTAACAACTTTACTAAGTCTTTTACTGTCTCCTTGCATAGCCATAATCTTTCTAGTAATAGCCAATAGACCTTCTATATCATTATTTTTTATATAGGTCTGCATACCTTCATATAGTTCTTCTTTTGTTGGTACTAATTTTTGTTCAGATATTTGTTTTTTTGTTTTTTCTACTAAATCTCTTGTCGTTGTTTGAAACTTCTCTCTTTGAACTCTATCAGCAGTTTTTTCTCCACCACCAATACCTTTTGCTACTTGTTCGTCAACAGGTATACGACTAACATCTTTAGGTTCTGCATCTATAAGCTGATTAACTCTTACTGTACCTGCTGTTTCGTTACTTATCTTTTTAGTTGGACCTGCAAGATTTATCATTCTTACTATATCTTCTGACCAATTCTGTAATAAATCATCTGATATATCTTCTCCAAGCATGAAAGCTTGTTCTATATCATTCATATATTGAGTAACATTTTTAGCTAATCTTTTTTGCTCTTTTATTGCACCAAGATATAAAACCCTCATGTGTTTTTCTGGGTTGTTAGGGCTAATTTTTTTTGCTATTTGTATTACTTTAGGCAGCAGTTCATCATACCCCATAGCACTTGCAGCTTCTACAGAAAAATCATCAGGTATAACAACTCTATTTAAAGCTTTACCTGTTGTTTCCCATACGTCTTCTGTAATACTTTCTACATCTCCCCAAATATTAGGATTAGGTTTACCTTTCTGTAATGGTAAATCAGCACCTAAATCTTTCTTTTTCCTTTTTGCCATTCCAGTAACACCTTCAACATTTTCTAAATCCAAAGGTACGTTTCTATATTTTTTTACATTTTTTCTTTTAACAAAATCGTTAAAGATTTTTCTTGTTTGACTACCACCTAATTTAGCTTGAAGACTTACAAACATATCTTCAATAAATAATTTAACTTCTTGTACGATTCTTTTAAAAGTTCCTTGTGGTGCAAAATCTAAAGGACTACCTGCAATACGACCTTCTCCTCTATACATATCCATAAATTCATCAGCCATATTTTCAGCAAAAAATTCATCAATATTTGTAAATCTATAATTTTCATTTTTAAATTTTGTACTATCAAAATACTTTCTAGCTTTAGAAAGATAATTTGCTTCTGTTATTTTTGGAAGTTTAAAAGAAATAGGACTTGGACCAATTAACCTGCTTAAAGATTCTGGGGTGTTGTTTCTAATAAATGCAGTTTTTTCTTTTTCAAACTGTTTTAAATATTTTGCTTGGGCTGTTTTAAATTCTTTTGTATATCTAGCTAAATCTTTTTCTGGTAAATATCTTGAAAGTCCATGCCATAATTCGTGTATCATAACGTGTTCAAAACCACCACCTGCACCTTGTTCAACACCTTCTACAATTTGTTTTCTAATTCTTATAAGGTTATTAGCAAAGTTATATTCTCCTCCTTGAGCAAGCTTTGTAGTAATTGACAAAGATTCTTTGTCAAACATTCTTTCGCCAATAGTGTCAATAAATGTTTCTATTGCTTCTACTTCATTAGGATCAGCACCTTTGGTATTAACTTCTAATCTAAGTCTTTTCTTTAAATTATCTGCACCTCTACTTAAACCACGTTTTGCTTCAAGGTTTGTTTTAAAAGGTTTTACTGGTGGTCTGTTGTTTAACTTATCAAAAAACTGAGTTTCATCAATATCATCAATTCCAATTTCTATATCAAAAATATTTTTTTCTGGTGCTAATGATTTGTTTATATCAGGTAGATCATCTAGTACTTTTGCAAATTCATCTGAAAATTCTTCACTACCTACAAGAGTTGCTTTGTTTAATCTTTTAATTTGTGTTTTAGCAAACTCAAGTCTAGTCGGGTCATTCTTTATATCTTTAAATAACTGAACAGTTCTATCAAGCATTTGCTTTTGGTTCAGTATGTTTGGACCACCTGTAATATTATCAATTAGTCTTACAGCGTATGGTTCTAGTGTCTTTCTTAATTTTGGTACACTTTTTATAGCAGCACCACCAGCAACAGGTACAGCTTCAAAAAACAAACTATTAGCTAAAAAAGATTTTAATGCTGCTTCTCCATAATCTGCACCTTCTCCCTTTTCGGGTGCAGATAAATATTCAACTATAGGTCTTACAAATTTATTGTTTACTACAGGACTTTCTATATCAGCAAGAAAGTTAAACAAGTTTTCGTCAAACTTATCTATAGCAACAAAATCTGCTGCTGAAGAAGCTGTAAACCATCTAGCACCAGTAGCAATCTTGTCATAATTTTTTATACCTTGTAATGCCTTTATACCTTTTATACCTTTTAAAGCCTTATTAAAACCTGCATAGGGTATCAAAAAACCACCACCAAACTTAAATACTTGATAAGCTGCATTATCCATATCTCCTTCTTTTTCAAGACCTAGAGCCTTAAGATCAATCAACTCATTTGGGTCATAAGGATTACCTTGTAAGTAATCACTTAAATGTTTTATTTCATTTGGTATATCAACAATACCTGCTGCGGTAGCTCTTAAAGCAGTAGCTTCTTCTTCTGACTTTGGTTTTAAAAATTCATCTTGAGTTTTAGCAGCTTTTTCTATGACTTCTTCTGTAATTTGATTTGGTAAAACGATTGCACCTGAGTTCTTTTTTAGCTGTTCATATAAAGCTTTAGGTATATCCTTTATGCCAAAGTTTCTTAGTTTTTCATTTTCTGTGAAGTCATCAGTTTTTTTAGACCCAATACCAAAAGCTCCTTCTGGTACTGTATTTTGTAGATTAGAGTCTGTCATAGTTTAAAACCAACCTTCTTTGATAGCACGATCAATAATGTCTAATACATTTTTATCATAATCTTTATTTGTTGCATAATCTTCAGCTTGTAGCATTTTAATTGCTTCCTCAATACTCTTTGCATTTACTATACCTTTCCTACCTAAAAAGTTATCGTTCCATTCTTTCTTGTATTGCATCATCATTTCTCTAATATTATCAAATGTTTTAAAGTCTGCTGGTTCTGGCTTTCTACCTTGACCTCTATCTTCGGTGGTCATCTTTCTTTCAGATTGACCTCTTGCAACCTCTGAAGGTGTAGCTTTAAGTCCTAAGAAATTGTTATCTGCTGATTGATCTTTACCAAAACCTGTTTCTTCCATAGCCTGTGCAGCTACAAGTTCTGGAAACTTAATACCTATTTCTTTGGCAATATTATAAATAACTTGGAAATTATGTTTTTCTCTAACAGGATTAAATGGGTGGTCTTTACTTGTAATCAGTTTATTCATGTCAAACTTAGGAGCATTGACTTTATTAGGGTCAGTAATACCTTCTGGAATCACTAAGACATCTCCTATCTGAATTTCATCAGTTGTCATTCCATTTGCTTTTTTTATAGCTTCAACAGAAGTATCTAGGTCATTTGCAAAACCAGATAAGGTATCGCCAGAACTAACGTCAACTGTTGTAGCACCACCTTCACTAAAAGCACCACCTTCAATATTACTAAAATCCATACCACTTTCTAAAAAGTTATTATCCTTACCGCTATCAACGCTTCCTCTTTCTCCTTTTTTTGTAAAGTCATCATCTTTTTTTGAACCTATACCAAAGCTTCCATCTGGTACTGTTCTTTTTAGATTAACTGGTTCGGGTAAAGGTAAAAATGGATTGATTGTATCAGGGTATTGTTGTTTTGCCATTTCCTTAAATTCTTCTATGTTATTGGCTCCTAAAGATTGTATTGTAAATTGCTCTTCCATTTTTTGTATTTCTAAACTTGAAGGCAATCTGTTGTTATCTTTTATGTAATCTTTAAAATATTTTGTTACTTGTTTTTGTACTTCAAAATTAATTTTAGTAGATGTTTGAAAATCACCTTTACTTGGACCTCGACTAAATAAACCAGCTTTTGTACTTGTACCTAAGTTATCATTTACAATTTTCATAATTTTATTTTTACTTGTCTCTACTTTTTCTCCTAAACCTTTACTGTTTCTTGCAAAAGTTTTTAATTCTTTTATTGCTTTAACTGCTTCATCATCTAATGTTGCATGATTCATTTCTATATGTCCTATCTCTTTTTCTAAAACTTCGTCATATCCATCAAAAACACCAAGACTAATTTTGTTTTCCATAGCAGGTATGATTTCATTTAAAAGATTGTAATTATCTGACTCTCCTAACTGCTGTATATACTTCTGTTCTTCTTCGCCACCAAACAAAGGGTTGTTAAGTAAACTTTTATATTGTGTCTGTTTTTGTTGTTGTACTTGTGTCCTTTGATCTATAGTCATTTCTTCTGTAATTTCTATAGCATTAAAACTTTTCCATTCATTTTTAATTAAATTTTTATTTTTTTCAGCATCTATTTTATCTTTATTTCTAAGTTTTTTAAGTGCTAAATCTGTATAGTCTGAATCAAACTTTGCTGCTTCATCTAAATATGTACTATGAGTTGTTAAGTCTTTATCTCCATAAGGTATTGATCTTAAAATTCTATCTGCAAAATCTTCTGCAAGTTGAAAGTTTTTTTCTTTCGTAGGATCTATCAGCAATCTAGCCTTATTAAAAGCACCTTTAACAATTTGTTTATACATTTTATTTGCATCTTCTCCTGTAATACCTGCGTTATAAAAATCCTGTAAAAAACTTGCAATTACTTTACCGCCTTCTTCATCTTTACCTTGAACAAAAAAAGTTGCTGCACCATCTAAAACTTCTGGTACTTTGTTTTGTAATTTTGTAAAATTAAAAGCTTGATTCTTTTCAGTAGCATAATTTGTAATATTAAATAATTCTTCTTGAACAGTTGGTATAAAAAATTCATCTACAATATCTGGGTCTATTCCTTCATCTGTGAAAGTTTGAATTGATTTGTCTAAATAACTTTGTCTCCAATTCTTAAATTCATCTGAATCGCTAGAAAACTCTCTTAGAAACTTAAATATAGGTTGTCCATTGCTATCGACTTTACCTGTATCTATTCTTGCAGCATCATAAGCATTTTCAAAATTACCTTTAAATTTAAGTGCTTCTAGCTGTACCCCTACTTTTTCATATTGTTGTCTATATACTCTACTACCACCAATAATTTTTCTTGCTGCGTCATCTCCATCTTTTTTTCTTATGTTATTAGATAGTTTTGCAACTTCCCCACCATTTATTTCAACAAAAATCCTATCTTTTGTAGCTTTTCTTTTTTCTTTCTCTACACCTTTTGTTATTTCTTGATTTAAAAAAGGTCTTAGATTTTCATTTACAGAAGCTAAAGTTTCTGCCAAAGCCATAATACCTGTCTTGGGTAAAACCCTTACAGGTCGAACAAAAGTATTTACAGGGCTATCGTAAATATTTGTTGCTGCGGTAGATTGAAAACTACTACTCATAATTAACTAAGTAAGGCATACTGATTTAAAGCACCTGTGCCTATATTTAATAAAGTCTGTCCAAGAGTAGGTATTTGATTATATGCTTGATTAATATCACTTTGTAAATCATTTCTTCTATTTTGAAACTGTGCTTCTGTTGCAAGTATGTTTCTATCGTATTGCCTTCTAAATGATTCTAATGATTGATTTATTGATTCTCTGTAATTAGCAGCTTGTCTTTCATTATCCATTAATAATAATCCTATAGTTGTACCTGCACGTTCTGATGCAATTATAGCCCTATTAGCTTGTAAAGCTTGAATATTTCTTGCAAATATATTTTGTGCGTCTTGTACTTCTTTAGCTCGTTTTTGTTCTGCTAGTGCTGCTTGTTGTCTTCTCTTATCATCTTCTGCTGATTGGTTAGCTATCAATGCCTGATTGTATATTTGATCTGCTCTTGATTGTGCAGCAGCCCTACCAACAAAAGCATTGGCAGCAGTAAGACCCAAACCAACATTAAATGCTAACGCTGCACCTGCGGTATTAACACCTCCTAATAATGCAGCACCAACACACATCTAGGCAATCCTCAGAAATTCGTAGAAAGGTTTTTTTTGATAACCATAACTCTCATGTAACTTTACAAACGTAAACCCAAGAGCTTTTAACCATTTTATAGCAGAAGTGTTTTCTGCATATACATAATTATAAAGTATTTTATAAGACTCAAGTAGATTATCAACCCATTTTTTGCCTTGCCTTATTAATTGTATTCTATATTTTTTATTATCAAACAAATCATCTGTAGCAACGCACCATATACAACCATCTTTTTGTACTCCACATAGACCTATAGGTTGACCTTCATCATCAGCAATAGTCATATTAGTCTTACTGCTTAAGAAGGTATAACTAAGAGCATCTTCTGGACTCAAGCCTGTTTGATACAAAGCTTCAATTTTATCCATGACTCTCATGTTATCTACTACATATTTAAAATCTTTGAGGTTTGACTTTCTTAAATATCCCATTATATTCTTCTACTCCTTATATGAAATATACCTTCATACTCTGCACTAGCTAAACGTGTAGGAAGAAATGTATCGTTCTTTATATCTATATCTACCCTATCCGATTTGCTCATTATCGGCACTTTAAATGTGCCTGTATCTAGGTTTATTTGACCAATAGCAGCAGACGCAGCACCAAGTAAACGACCAGTAAATTTATGAACAGAAGTATCTCTATTCTCAGGTGTTACTTCTACTTTAAAAAATCCAGCATCTTCGTATTTAATATAGAAATGATGTATTTGTAATCTACCACCTATATACTCAGGTGAACCTGCACCTTGTTCTGTTAGTCTTTGTTTACTAAACCTATAGTGCATTTCAAAAGGTTCTCCAATAATAAACTTACTATTTCTAAAATCTCCTGTAGCTGTAATGGTAGAAGTAGAACCATTTGTAAGATTTGTAGTCGAAAGTACTTGTCCTGATGTGAGAGTTTTTGTATTACCTTGAGCATCTACAAATGTGCTTGTTTCTCCACTACCTAAATATCTACCGACAATATTCATGTTTGCTCTGAGTCTATATGGAACTGTAAAGGTAGATAGACCAGTACCAGAGCTATAAGATACTGATACTCCTGTAGTCGCTTCAGTTACTTTATGGTCAAGATGATATTCAAAACTAGCATTAGCTTCTTTAAACTCAGTTTCAAATGGGATTTTTTCTAACGTTACTTTATTAGCTTCTTCTATAACAGCAAATAAATCTGTACCAATAAAATCTACATTTAAAATAGACCTGTTTGTATTGATGCTGTAAGTAAACCAAGAACTCAAAGCTTTCTGTCCATCTCCTCCATACAACCATCTATATATAAATAACTTATTAGGATTATCTGAACCTAAGACTACAAGAATATCTTGGTTAGTAGATACCGCCATTTTAAAAACATTAGTTGGTATAAGTCTTGGTACATGGATTGTGATGTTTGCTGCATCTCTTATCTGAGATTCTCCTTGCAAAATATATTCTCTTATACCTGCAAAAGAACCTTTTTGAGTTAAGAAATAAATAGAAGAACCAGAACCTACAGGCTGTGCTGCTGCACTACTTTCAAATTCAGTTACGACTATTACGTTAGCTGTTTTAGGAGTAAGGTTATCTGCTGAACTGGTTAGTATAAACTGCGTTTGTTCAGAAAATAAAATAAGTTTTTCTCCCATAGTTACTGCACTTTTTAGTATCGCAACCTTTGTATGAGAAGCAGCTACGTCTATGGGTTCATTATCTAAAACAGATACAACTGTCTCAGGAAAAAAGTTAAAAAACTCTGATACTCTAGAAAGAATTACATTATCACCTGCTAAAAAGCCAAGTCTGTTTCTAAAGAAAAATACATTATTAATATTGCTACCAATAAATGAAGGATCAGGTGCAGTTACAACATCACCAACAGTTCTTTCTCCCCATTTTGGTAAGGTAAATGATTGACCACTTGCTGTATATGTATCTCCATCTACTCTTGCAAATCTAAAATTACCATCTGCCTGACGTATAAGAACGTGTGGCATTGTTGCATAATCAAATTTAAAAGGAATACCAGCTTCTACAGTTTCTTCCCATTGTCCTTCTTCAAAAGCACCACCATTGTTAGTAACAAACTTAACGTAGTAATTATCAAAGTTTGTACTTTCATCTCCTTTTATTTCTACTACATAACCATCAGGAGAAACAGTAGGCAGATCAGTAAATCTTTGTACTGAATCTTTTACTATTGTCATTTTTGTATCGCCTTGTGTATCACTACCATCTATAGAAAAATTAGAATTATCATTTTTTCTTACATATAAAACAGGACCATTTCTAGCAATAGTAAAACCAGTAAGGCCAGCATCAAGACCTGTTTTTAAATCAGCAGCTATTGTATCTGTACTTAATGTTGAATCTCCATCTGTGTTATCTGTAACTGTTACTCCATCTATTGTGACTGAGTAAGTTGTTTTTGCAGTAGCTTGGTTAATAAATATAATTGCTTTTGTGCCAGTACCACCGCTAAGTGTAGAGTCCATAGCTGCTGTGATACTTGTATTAACAACAAAAGTAAAGTCAGCAATTGTTACTGTCTTCATTACACTTCTAGGTGTCGAAGTATTTAGATAAGCAGTACCATCTGGTTTGTTTACTGTTTTCTCTGTGCCATCTAATTCAAATACTCTTACATTGCCATTACTAAATATTGCTACATATCTTTCGTTTGCATCTCTATTTATAGTTTGTATGTGAACATTACCAAGAGTAGAAGAAGATAAAGCTGTAAGATATTGAAAACCAGATCTTTTTGTAAGACCAAGAACAGGGTTACTATCAGCATTGTCTTGTATATCAGCATGATCTGACTGTTTTAAGGCATCAGAAGATTGTGATATACCTCTCAATAATGTAGGTATAGCTCTTGATATGACAGCCATAGTTATCTAATTAAAGCACTAGAAGGATTGTAAGTATCAAAGATACTGGTAAGAGAAGGATCTCCTCTTAGTAAGTTGTGATCTGCGTTAGCATAATCTGTTTCTGTAAGTATAACTCTTGCCCTTGTTTCATCTTGTTGCGTATAGGTTCTCAAGCCATTATCACCTACAAGTCTATCTACAAATATTCTTGCAGCTTTAATAGTCATATACCTTCTTGCTTGCTCTGGTATTTCGTCAAACTCTCTAAAATAAACAACAGTACAAATCAAGTCTTCATCAAATTCATACTTATTATTCTGTCTATCGTATAGCTTTAAGCCACGTTGTATAGGGTCAATAGTTGGGTGTTGATGTATATTTGCATCTACTCTCAAAACATTAGCAGGTAAACTAATTTGATTAGACCCATCTCTTGTAAGAGTTACATCTATTTCGGTATTAAAAGACCAACCTTCTGATTGAACTTCTTTGTTTACTTCTGTCAAAGTAGTTTGAGCTATTTTTACATCAACAGGTAGCGTACCAGTTAAAGAGTTAACAGGTGCTTCTCCTATTGCAGCAAGCATAATATTAATGCTTTCTAATTCAGTGGTTGCAGCTACAGTCATTGTTTAATACTTTTTTATTTTTAATGAATCCCTCCCACCTTTTTTCTTTTTCTTTTTTTTCTTTGATGAATGATACATGGGTATAAAAAAAAGGGTATCTAATAATAAGATACCCTATAAATTGAAATTAAGAAGCAGATAGCTTAATAGTAGCTGCACATTCTGGTCTTAGGATTCCATGACCTAACGCATATTTAGCAACCATTAAGGTTCCTTGATACATTATGCCATAATCTGAACCAGAGATTTCAGTTGTCATATCCATTAGTTTAACTGTACCAACAGCAGACTTGTGGAAGACAAGACCAATAGTTTTACTATCGTCACCTGAGTAAGTGTTGTTCGCACCACTTGGGTTAGAAGATACGTTACTCTGAGGTACGTTGTTTGACATCATGATTGGTATGCCAGCAACTTGTTGTACCCTACCAGAAGCAAACGAACCATTGCCCTGTGGGTTGAAGTCAACATCTACAGTTCTTGTAGCAGACTCAGCAAGTTTGTAGTACTCAGCAGGTGGCAATACACAGAAACGATCTGTTGGAGGAATGTCTCTTTCATCAAATGTCTGTGCAATATCATAGATGGCTGCTGCTATCTCGTCACCTGTGACGTTTGCTGAAGCTGTATTACCAGCAGCAAGAGTTAGAACAACACCACCATTACCACCACTAAGGTTAGTAGAAGCTCTGGAAGCGTTAGCAATCTGCTTGGCTACGTTCTGGTCATAGGTTCTAGCAAGTGCCTTGCCTAGTTCATCAGCGTAAGTAGCTCTTACGTCATAATGATTCTTGAGTTCATCAATGTTAGCAATGAAACTCTGTGCAATTAGAAGATCATCAATGTTGATAATCTTTTCATTTGCCTTGATTTGGT